GCAGTTTTTTTGAAGACTTGCGAACAGCGCTCCGCTGTGTGGATGCCGATTCTGTGTATGGCGAAGACTGGAACATCACTCCGGTGGACAATTACGACATTCAATTGCGTGATCTGCCGGCCTCTCTTTTGGTGAAAGAGGGAGACCAATACGTTCCGGTCATCGACCGCCCTGAGTTATTCGAGGAAGCCAAACAGGTCAAATACAATCCGAGGAAGATCACGATGTTGAAGTGCACGGCCACTCTCCACTTTCAGAGGCCCCCTGGTGACTTGGTGTCACTGGCTTTAATGATTCACAACCGGCTTGACAAGCCAATATTCGTGCAACCGAAACCTGGAAATGTCCACAGAGGTTATCTGATTGCTTATAGATTGTGTCTTGGGGAGCGTGTCTCACAAGTTGAGCCGCTCAGCCCGCAGGAGTTCGTGAAGTACATTGAAGGACAAGGGTTCTCTGCTTCTAAGGTCGCCTTGTACCTCAAGCGTATTGCCGCTGGGGAAACAGTGGCTGGACCAAAGGAGAAGATTCAAGAGATGGTCGGGAAGCGGGATGAGATCTTACCTGCTTCGTCTGCCCTGGCTAGCGGAGTCGTTCCTAAAATGCGCCCAATCTTTCCCATTGATGAGTGCGACATAGACTTCATGCGCTGGTTGCTTCCTTTCAAAGAGCGTTTCGGGGACCCGTTCGAGTTCACAGTTCATGGGCACCTCTTTTCTTTTACCTACATGCTCAACACACGAGCAGACTTTTTGGATGAGTGGGTGAATCAGAGAGCGTACCAAGACGGAATCCACGTCATAGCCTTGGGCGATGACAATTACACCCTTTACGTCGATCACAAGAGTGGTCGGTTCGGCCCAGATGCCTTAGCGAGTGCCTTTGATCTCACTATGTGTGATCGTACTTGCGGAAAGGACGTGCAGGCTTGCTTTCTCAGTTATTGCCGCGATTGTGGACTCAGCAACTACGAGTCAGAGCGGTTTTGGAAACGTTGTTCCGGGTTACGAAAGGTCGTTCCTCATGGGCGTCCGGAACTATCTAAGATCGAGGAGAAAGTAGAGTTCTTTTATCTCCAAAGGGAGAAATGCACAGTGACCGGTAATCCCGCCACGTCTATCCAAGCTGTTTTTGCCCAGCTTTGTTTTAAGATTATGGCGTTTGAGGAGTGGGTTTACGATGGTGTCCATGAGCCTGAGGCTTACGGAAAATCTGTTGATCGTTGTGGGACGAACAATGGACACATACTCGAGTGGGAAATGAGGGATCCTCAAAGGGAGGCTTACTTCAGCAAATTGCATCTTCGAACTTTCCTTGGAGGAAGGTTCATCTTTGATCAAAAGGATGAGAACATCAAATGGTGCCCTGATCATATTTTGAAGAGTGCGATGATTGCTCCTGATACTGAGCAAATCTACGGCGGGGTTGACCATGTCCTCCACCACGTTGCTGCTGTGAGTTGTGACCAAGGACTCCTCCGAACACCAATTGGCCGAGCGATCTGTGAACGTTACAGAACTCTGGCAACCAAGTCCGGCCTGGAAGAGGAAGACTTCAAAGCTGCTGCTGCAGCGTTGACTAGAAGCAAAAGTTGGTATCAAAAGCTGAAGGTCATGGAGTTTAAGCTGGCGCCAATAGATGATGATTCCTGGTTTGAGGCAACCCGGGAGTTCAATATCTGCTCCGGCTTTTCCGATCCTTTTCCTGAGTTCCAGGAGCTCATGGGGGAGTTGCTGACAATCAACTCTCTCCCTTTTCGCTTAGAGACCCCGTGCATGAGTTTGTACTACACGAGGTTCGGAAAGCCCAAGGTGAGTCCTGAGAGCCTTATGCTGGATCTCTGGACCAAAATTCAAATACTGTCAGGGAACCGAGAGTTGCGATCTTTGATTACGCAATTACCCTTCATGCCGAGAGGTCAGAAGAAGAAAGAAACTAAGGAAGTCAAGAAAGTCGTCCGAGAGTTGGCCAATGTCGCGAAAGAGGATAAGTTGGACCGAAGCCGCAGCAAAGCAAAGGGCAAACGCACCCAGGCTGCACGCGAGTTTGATGGCGCGTACCGCGTCGCCAAACAGAGCATTCCCTATGGGGCAAGCTCCGCCAAGAGCATTTCCCGGAAATTCCAAGCAAGCTACATCGAGCGTCAAGCTTACAAGTACCTTGTCGGATTGCTCAATCCCACCATCCCCGACATGCCTGGCTCTCCGCACGGATTGCCCCCCGGAGTGCAAACCATGCGGTGGCAAGTCCCCATCCGAGGAACCGTTGTTGCCAACGCCTCAGGATTTGCCTTCATCCAGCTCAATGCTGACAGCTGGAAGGCCGACGACACTCAGTATAACCCATTGCTTCCAGACTCCAATGTGCGTTTCCTCGCTTTCGCAGGAAACCTCAACCCCGTCGTGTATTCGACCGCTGCCTATGTTGGCACAACTACCCCTGCTCCAGCTAATGGTGCACTCCCATTTCCCGCCGGACTGGCCGGAGACAACCCGGGAGGACCTGGTGCGACTGTTGCAACGATTATGCCTGGTGCTAACGCTGCTGGCCTCAACCTGAAATATCGTTTTGTTTCTGGAGAGCTGGCGGTCCAACCCATCACCAGTGCTTTGGTGCAGCAGGGATCGATTGTCGCGTATCGCAAGATCTATGTGGATGAAGCCTTGGCTGGCCTCTCGTTCAACAACAACACCTACGATGCAATTGCCGGGCTTCCTCCCAGTGTGGCAGAGGTCCGTGAGCAGTCTATTGTGGAGTGGCCCCACGGCACTTGGATGCGAATTCCGCTGATTCCATCCGGATCGGTAGGCGATTATTTGTTGTTTCCTGAGCAGGGACTTGCAAACAGATGGGTCATCAATGATGCGGACGTGGGATTCGTGCTATCGGGAGGTGCGCTTAACCAGGCCTTTAGGTTTGAGGTGACTCTCAATTATGAGAGCACAGTCATCCCAGGCTTTTTGGCCTCCACGTACGGAAACCACCCTCCAATCATGGTGCAGGAAGGAGAAGTTCCGGCAACATCCCTGTTGTCGATGAATGATCGGAAATTGATCAAGCAAGTGGATGAGGCCGTTGGTGTGGACACTGACGGTGCGATGGCTGCAATGGCGACCCACAAAGCCTTGCAGGAGCCTGCAGCTGCCAATTCAAGTTGGCTTTCTGATGTTGTGGATGGGGTTGGCAAAGTGGCGCCGTACGTCGCCGAAGCAGCCTCGTTCATAGCCGCTCTTCTTTGAGCTTTGTTGAGATCTTGTGGAAATTACACGCCTTTGGTGTTCAGCCGTATGGAATTTCCGTGAGATCTTGCAAAGTCCTTTCATAATAAATATAAAAACGAAAAAAACATTGCCTCTTCTAAGTTCGGTGACGAACCGAGC